AGGATTTGTTTCCCCCCAAAAGCACTCAAAGGGCTTAAATACGCCTCCAAACGCCTCTGTAAGCCACGACAATGATTGAACCCATACAGAATGACCTAAATCAGCCTACTCATTCGACCTGTGACACGCCCGTTCTAATGGGTATTTCCACGCCTAGAATCCACACGCCGCTAAATGACCTCCCTTCACGAGGTGGCGAACTGATTGATTTAGCAGCTGATTTAGGCATTGAACTCATGGAATGGCAGAAATTTGCGCTTATAAATACCCACAAAATCAAGCCTGACGGTCGTTGGGCGTCTCCGATCAACTGCATTGTCGTTGCCCGTCAAAATGGCAAGTCATTTTTACAGCAAATCAGGATTTTGGGCGGTTTGTTCTTATGGGACGAACAATTGCAGATCGGGTCGGCGCACCGCCTGTCAACCTCGCTTGAACAGTTCAGGGCAATGGTTCAAATCATTGAAGCCAATGATTCACTGGCAAAACAGGTCAAGAAAATCCGCTGGCAGCACGGCGGTGAGGAAATTGAAACCATGAAAGGCACGCGGTTCATTGTGCGTGCTGGTGGTTCGGCTGCCCGTGGCGTTTCCCGACCGTCGACAATTCACCTGGACGAATTACGCGAAATGACTGACATTGAATCGTTTGCAAGTTTGCGCTACACCCTTATGGCGGCGAGCAATCCTCTTGTCATGGCATACACAAATGCGGGTGACCATTCAAGTGTCGTGCTGAATGATTTTAGAAACCGCGCCCTGGCACGCATTGCGGGGGCAGATGATGAGATTGGGTATTTCGAATGGTCAGCACCGACCGACGAAATCAGCGTGGAAAACGCACGCTATTCCAATCCAGCAATGGGAATCACAATTCACCCTGACAACATCAAATCCGTTTTGAATGACCCTGCCGACGTTGTAATGACCGAGGTATTGTGCCGTTGGGTTGTGGCGATCTCGTCAGCCGTGGACGCTGCCAGTTGGGGCAATTGCGTAGACAAAGCAGCTGATCTTGACCCTGAGAAGTTAACTTGGCTTGCTATTGATTTAAGCCCAGACAGAAAACACGCAAGCCTCGTAGGCGCCCAGAAACTTGGAAATGAACAGTTTGTCGTCAAGTTGCTTCACACCTGGTCAAACGAATTGCAGTTGGACGACAAGGCAATTGCTAATGACCTGGCAGATTACGCCCGCAAGTATTCAACCGAATACGTTTTGTATAGCAGAAAAACAAGCGGGGCAGTTGCCGCACGCCTAGCACCTGCGGGAATTCCCGTATTCGACATGGACGGCAGTTATCCGCAAGCGTGTGACGAAATGCTTTCGGCAATTAACTCAAATCGCTTGCGTCATAGGGGGCAAAGCCAACTGACTGAAGAAATGCTTTCAGCCGTGCAATTACGACGCGGCGACGGCGGCTGGGTTATCGGTAGGCGTGCAAGTCAGGCGGTTGTTTGCGGTGCGGTGGCAACTGCCCTAGTGACACATTTTGCGACACGCCCAGAGAATGATCTTGACATCATGGTTGGCTAAACGTATAAGCCTGACACAATTCGGGCATGGCATTTACTGATCTATTTACGCGCAAGGCAACGGCTGCCGTTCCAGTCGAAGCCACAAACGTGGACGCAGCTGCTATCGCGCCTTATTACAGCGAAATCGGAAACCTATTTCTATTCGGTGGGATAGTAACTGCGTCCCGTGCCGAAGCAATGAGCGTTCCAACAGTTGCACGCGCACTTGGCATAATCCAAACAATCGCGTCGCTTCCAATGCACACACGCAACGAAGCAACAGGCGAAAAGGTTTCACAACCTCGCGTCATCAATCAACCTGACCCACGAATTCCTGGCACAACATTTTGGTCATGGATTATTTCAGATTTATTCTTTTTCCCAACCGCTTACGCATTTGTAATGGACAGGTACGCAGACGGAAAAATTCGCGCAATGGAACGCATTGCACCTGAACGAGTAACAATTACAACTAACGGAATGGGTTATGAAATTGCGTCGTATGCAATCGACGGTTCATACGTTGACCCAGCAAACCTCGTTGTTTTCAACGGTACGCAAGAAGGTTTGCTATCTCGTGCAGGTCGTACAGTAAAGGCAGCAGCGTCGTTAGAACGTGCGGCAATGAATTTTGCAAATGAACCAATTCCACAGATGGTTTTGAAATCAAACGGCACATCATTGCCAGCAGATCGCGTTTCAAAGTTGCTAACTGCCTGGAGAACGGCACGCGCTTCGCGCAGCACTGCTTTCCTCAATGCTGACGTAACGCTTGAAACAATTGGTTATGACCCAAAGAATTTGCAGCTAAACGAAGCACGCAATTACGTTGCACTTGAATTATCACGCGCTTGCGGTTTGCCTGCGTACTTTACTGATTCGCAACAATCTACATTCACCTATTCAAACGCCTTAGACAAAAGGCGCGACCTGGTTGATTTTGCGTTTAGAAATTACATGTCAATTTTGGAACAGCGTCTATCTTTCCCGGATTTTACTTCGCAAGGCAATAAAGTTTTGTTTGATCTTGACGATTTCTTGCGTGGCAATCCTTACGAGCGCGCGCAGGTTTATGAAATCTTAAATCGTATCGGCGCAATGTCGATCGATGAAATACGCGAGGAAGAAGACATGCTGCTATGAAAAAAGTAATCACACCAATGACAATCACGGCGACTGATTCAAACCGTCGCACAATCACGGGTCGCATTGTTACGTTTGAAGAAACAGGCAGTGCTTCAATTGGCAAGGTGCAATTTGCTGCTGGTTCAATTGAACCAACACCAGTTTTGCTTAACCTTGAACACGATCGCACGCGTCGAATTGGGTCAACCCTTTCAATGACTGCTGACGATTCAGGAATTGAAGCAGTTTTCAAGATTGTTGAAACAACCGCAGGGAACGATAGTTTGGTCGAAGCAAGCACTGGAATGAGAGATGGATTTAGTGTTGAAGTTTCATTTGACGAATACGAAACACTTAAAGACGGAACAGTCAGAATTCTTGCGGGTGAACTAACTGGTGTTGCATTGACCAGCGAACCTGCTATCCGATCAGCCCGCGTTGAATCAGTCGCGGCAACAACTGCTGACGAAAACGAAGTTTCAGATTCGACAATCGAACCTGAAGTCACACCAACAACAGAAGGAGACGAAGTGGACAACACCGTCACAAACGCGGAAACCGTCGAGACGGTAGAAGCCGCAAAGTCAGTGACTGCACAGTCAAATACCGTGGGTGGTTGGAAATCAACACCTCGCATTGAAATCACAGCTGCCAAGTACTTAGAAAACAAGGTTCTTGCTGCAACAGGTGATGAGACAGCACGTCAGTACGTTCTAGCAGCAGATAACACAACAGACAACGCTGGTCTTGTACCAACACGTCAGTTGTCTGAAGTTATCAACGGACTATCAACAACAATCCGCCCAAGCATTGACGCGATTTCTCGCGGTGCATTGCCTGACGCTGGAATGACATTTGAAATTCCAAAAATTACTGCTGCGCCAACAGTTGCAATTGCAGCTGAGGACGCAATTTTTTCTAACACAGATCAAAATTCTGCGTTCCTATCAGTGGACGTGAAGAAATTTGCGGGACAGCAAAAATTCTCCGTAGAACTTTTGACCAGAACTTCACCATTGTTTTACGACGAACTATTGCGCAACATGGTTGCAGCAATGGCAAAGGCGCAAAACTCTTACGTCAACGCACAGTTAATCGCTGGCGCAACAGTTGACGCAACAACAGTTGCAACATACCCAACCGCTGCTGAACTGCTTGGAATTATTGGTCGCGGTGCAGCAAGCGTTTATGGCGCAACTGCTGGACTTGCAAATCCATTTGCACGCAACATGATTGCGTCAACTGGTCAATGGTCAAATCTAATGACTTTAAATGACGCTGGACGTCCAATTTATTCACAGGTTTCAAATCCTATGAATCAACCTGGTGTTTCAGTGCCAACAAGTTTGACTGGAAACGTTGCGGGCTTGAACCTGTACGTTGACCCAACAAACGGCGGCGACGGGGACGGTACATTGCTAATCGTTAACCCTGACGCATACACATGGTACGAAGGAACTTCATACCAACTACGCGCTGAGTCAACTGCTGACGGTTCAATCACCGTGGGCGTGTATTCATTTGGTGCAGTGGCAACAAAGATCGCAGCGGGTGCGTTCCAAAACAACAAGGCTTAATCGCCATAACTAATCATGCGGCGGGTTCTCCCGATCTCGCCGCAGTCGATCGAAAGGAACGGACATGCCAGCCATTGTTACAGCGAGTCAATTGCGTACGGTGCTTGGCGTGTCCGTTTCCTTATATTCTGACGCTTATCTTGACGAGATTATCAACACCAGTGAAGCGGTTATTTTGCCAATGCTGGTTTCAAATTCTTCAGCAATTAACGCTTATAAATTAGATTCAAACGTCGCTTATTTTTACGTTCAACGCCCACATCATTTTGTGGCAGGTCAGTCAATTATTGTGACTGGATTACCAGCACCTTTCACAGCAACGCACACAGTTGTAAAGGTCGAGGAATATTATTTCACCGCTGCATTGACTTCAACAAATGTCACATTGCGCGAGATCATTCCAACAGGTACGGCAACACTTTCAGGCTATTCCGCAGCTGATCTATACGCAACTAGCGCGCCAATTGAATCGGCAGTGCTTGCAGTTAGCGTGGAAGTCTTTCAATCACGCGTTGCAGCAGGTGGACAGATCGAAGGCGTAGATTTTGCTTCAACGCCTTACCGAATGGGTCGCAGCCTTACAAATCGCGTTTCAACTTTACTTATGCCATACCTAGACGTTGAAACGGTTGTGCAGTAATGCCAGCCAATTCCGTTGCCGACACCCGCGCAGCCTTAGCAACCGCCTTCTCGTCATTAGCGGCAACCTGCTATTCAAGCGTGCCTGAATCACCAATTCCACCAGCGATCGTCATTGTGCCTGATACGCCTTACATGGAAGTTGTTTTGATTGGCAAGGCTTCAACAAAGGTCAAGATCAATTTTGCAATCACCGCCATTGTTGCTTCAAACAGCAACGCGGGTTCCTTGGACAATCTGGAAAAACTCATCATAGGAATTCTTGCGGCAATGCCCGCAGGATACGTTGTAGGCGTAGTTGAAAAGCCCACAGTGTTGGAAGTAGGACAATCGCCAATGCTGGTCGCTGACATAAACGTTTCAACGTACTACACCCAAACAACATAAAAGGAGATAACGTGCCAACAACGATCATCACGGGTCGCGATTTAGTGTTGACGATCGCGACCGTTAACTACGACGCGCAAGCGACCAGCGCAGTTCTTGCGAACTCACCAACAGTTGAGACTTACCAAACACTTGACGGCAAGGCTTACAAGCACATTGACGATCAGTGGGCTTTTGACGTTTCAATGCTTGCAGACTGGGGCGCAGCGTCATCATTGTGTGAAGCCCTATGGACTGCATGCGAAACAGCACCAAACACAACATTGGCTTGTTCACTAACTGCCGCAACAGGCGCAGTATTTGCGTTCAACGTCATGCCAGTATTCCCAGCCGTCGGCGGTGCAGCACCAGACGCACAGACAGTTGATCTATCATTTGTCGTGGTGGGAACACCTTCAGAGACCTTCTAGTCACTAACAATCGGGAGACAAAATGAAACTACCAATAACAATTGAATATAACGACGGTACGCAGGCAACCTTCACCGCTGCGCCACCTGAATGGGTTCGCTGGGAGAAATCCACAGGAAACACAATCAGTCAGGCGCAGGATAAAATCGGAATTTCCGATCTTGTTTTTCTTGCTTATCACGCCATGAAACGAGAAGCAGCTGGCAAGCCAGTCAAGCCAATCGAAGCATGGACGGAGACAATCTCCGAAGTGATCGTCGGTGAAGCAAACCCAAAAGTTACCCAGTCGGAAGCCTAAGTCGAATCGTTTGGGAGGTAGCCCTGGCAGCAGGGCTATCACCAAATGACTTTGAAAGTGCCGAAGACATTTTGACGGTCATTGAAATTTTAGGAAGGCGGGCAAATGGCTAAGGAATCAATTTCCTATGACAAAGCAGAACAGCGCGCCATTCTGAAATCTTTTAAAGCAATGGACGAAGAAGCAACGCAACAGGCAAAAAAAGCCTCGTCAGAATTGGCAGAATACGTCAAAGGAAAAATCGTAGACGCTGCTGGTCGTACAAGAAACCTTTTAGATGATCGCGTTGCAGCAGGTGCAAAAGTTTCTAAATCCTCAAAAATTGGAGAAATCAGTTTTGGATTTGCGGGTCAAAAGTTAAGTGGCGGAGGTACGACCCAGCAACTATGGGGCGGCGCAGAATTTGGTTCAAACACAAAAAAGCAATTCCCAGTTTGGTCAGGTCGTGAAGGTCGCGGTTCACGCGGTTGGTTTATTTATCCAACACTTCGAAGCGTCCAGCCTGAGATTGTTAAAAAATGGGAAGAATCATTTTCAAAGATAATTAAGGAGTACGACTAATGGCAGGCGGCAGTCGTACCCTCAAACTCTCAATTCTTGGCGACGTTGATGGTCTTAACAAATCGCTGACTTCAGCTACAAAAGACGTCGACACATTCGGCGACAAAATTGGCAAGACAAGTAAAGTAATTGGTGCTGCATTTGCTGCAGCTGCCGTTGCTGCTGGTGCTTTTGCAATCAAACTTGGCGTGGACGGCGTAAAGGCTGCGTTGGAAGATGAAAAAGCCCAACGAATTCTTGCGCTGACTTTAGAGAATACGACGGGTGCAACAAAAAGACAAGTTGCAGCAATTGAAACCTACATAACAAAAACAGCCCTAGCCACTGGTGTTACCGACGATCAATTGCGTCCAGCGTTTGCACGTTTGGTTAGATCAACAAAAGACACGGAAGACGCACAAAAGTTATTGAGTTTGGCACTTGACATTAGCGCGGCAACGGGCAAGCCATTGGAAGCAATTGCCAATTCATTAAGTAAAGGATACGACGGCAATACAAACGCCTTAGGTAAATTAGGTTTAGGCATTGACCAATCTATTTTGAAAACAAAAGACTTTAACAAAGTTTATGACAGTCTACGAACCTCCTTTGATGGATTTTCAAAACAAGAAGCCGTTTCATTTCAAGGTCAATTAAATCGCGTCAACGTTGCATTTGACGAAGCAAAAGAAACAATTGGTTTTGCATTTTTGCCAATTCTTCAAACAGTACTCAATTTTATTAACAAATCAGCACTGCCAATACTTGACACATTTAGCAAAAGTTTTGATTTTATGAAGACTGACGCTTTTGCTGGTTCACTTACAAACATTGGCAATGTGTTAAAAAACACGGTTTTGCCTATCTTCAATGGCGCAAAAGACGTTTTCAATAATGTCAAGGACGCAATCATTGACAGCAAAGACGAGTTTGAATCATTTTTTGACGTAGTTGCATATTTTGCACCGAAGATTGGCAAAGTCATTGGAGGTGCGCTTAGTGTTGTAGGTGAGATCGCAGGCATTGTTATTACTATTTTTGGTAAAGTTTTAAGTGCAATTAAACCTTTAATCAATTTTGCAATTGACGGTATTAACTTGGTTATTCGCGGACTTAACTTAATCAAGCCAGGTGCAGATATTGCCAGCATTGGCAAGATTGGCGACATGCCAGCGGTTGCAGGTTTTAGCGGCACAACGCCAGGCGGTCAAAGTTTTAACACAGGCACCGCTTCAACTGGTTCATCATCTTCAAGTGGTATGAAAATTCCAACTATCCCGAGCGTTGGCGGTGGCGGTTTAACTGGTGTTACCCCTGGTGCTAGCGGTGGCATATCAAGCGCAGCTAAAGCAGCAGCGGACGCTGATAATGGTTTAAATCTTGCAAGTTATCCTCGCGCTGGAAATTATGCTGCAAGCGGTTTTCCAACTGGAGAAGTAGCAAGCACAACAATTAACGTGACAGTTAACGGCGCAATCGACAAAGAAGGCACAGCACGAACAATCATTAACACATTGAATGATTCATTCTATCGCGGCACAGGTGGCGCAGATAACTTTCAAGTAGCATGACGCAATGGAATCCTGTTTGGCTAGTTGAAATCGACGGCGTTGAGTACACCAACGCCATTTTGGCAAATCTAACTATTCAAAGCGGTCGAACAAACATTTATGAGCAAGCGCAAGCGGGCTACACAAACATTGAGTTGATCGATCTAAATCAAGCAACAATCCCAATTGCAATCAATTCAACAATTGGCGTTTCAATCAAAGACACTTCAGGCACATTTGTCCCGATTTTTGGCGGTAACGTCGTGGACATTGGTTTGACAGTCCGTGACGTGGGTTCGACCATGTTTACGCAGACCTATTCGATCACGGCATTGGGCGCATTGGCACGCCTGCCGAAAGCATTGACCAACGGCGTACTTTCAAAGGATTTTGACGGAAATCAAATCTACGAAATTCTTTCAGACTTATTGCTTAACACCTGGGCTGAAGTGCCAGGGGCGTTGACTTGGGCAACCTATGAACCAACGGAGACATGGGCAAACGCACAAAACGTCGGTTTAGGCGAAATCGATCAGCCAGGCGATTATGAACTGGCAGCCCGCACAAGCAACCGAACCGACGTCTACAGCCTAATTTCAGCCCTAGCGACGTCAGGGCTTGGCTACATTTATGAAGACGCCCAGGGACGCATTTCCTACGCTGACGCAACCCACCGAAGCCAATACCTTCAGTCAAACGGTTACGTCAATATAACTGCCAACCAAGCCCGTGCAGCGGGGTTGCGTACAGATATTCGCGCAGGTGACGTGCGAAACAACTTAACGATCAAATACGGGGCAACGAGCAGCAGCGATAAATCTGCCAGTGACACGGACTCAATCAACACTTATGGCACATTGTCTCAAATCATTTCGACAACCCTGCACAATTCAGCTGACGCGACTGCCCAAGCAAACTTTTACTTGGCACTTCGAAAAGACCCACAACCAATTTTTAGTGAAATTACCTACGACCTGACAAACCCTGAAGTGGATAATTCTGACCGCGATAACCTGATCGGTGTCTTCATGGGCATGCCAGTTTCGATCGCTGACCTGCCTAGCAACATGGGGTCAATCTTTCAGGGCTTTGTCGAAGGCTGGTCTTTCCGTGCGGGATACAACACCCTTTCAGTTTCGCTTAATCTTTCGCCCGTTGCTTATTCATTACAGGCATTGCAGTGGGACGAAATTTCCAACTCATTTACCTGGTCGGGCGTGTCGCCGTCGCTTGACTGGGCGCGTGCGACAATTATCACTTAACGAAGGAGACTCAAATTACAAATCCAACGACCCCCTTTTCGTGGCAAATGCCGACGTCGACCGATTTGGTCACGGATTTGCCAGCAGACTTTGAAGTTTTTGGTCAAGCCGTTGCAACTTCAATGGCTGATTTGCTAGGTGGCACAACTGGTCAGGTTTTGGCTAAGGCGTCAAATACAAACATGGATTTCACATGGGTTGCACAAGACGACAGCAATGCAATTCAAAACGCAATTGTCGACGCTAAAGGCGATCTTATTGGAGCAACAGCGGCAGACACACCAGCGCGCCTAGCGGTAGGTACAAACGGTCAAGTGCTTACGGCAGACTCAACTGCTGCAACTGGTTTGGCATGGGCAACACCTGCCACCGCACCAACTTCTTACGGTTTTACAGCTGGCAAGAATAAAGTTATAAATGGCAATCTTGACATCTGGCAGCGTGGTACATCTTTTACTAATCCAGCTAACTTAAGTTATACAGCCGATCGCATTGGTATTTATTTTGACGGATCAGGTGCAACTCGTACCGTATCTCAACAATCCAATGTCGGTGCTATTGGAACTCTTTCTCCTAATTACTTTATTCGTTTTGCTCATTCCGTTGCTGGCACTGGAGCATCTAATAATCTTTGGTACACACGATTAGAAAATGTGGATACTTATGCAGGTCAAACAGTTACCTTTTCAATTTATGCAAAAGCAGCAGCCACGACAGTCTTGCCACAAATTTCTATAGATCAAGTTTTTGGATCAGGTGGTTCAGCATCGGTTACTACAGTCGTTGCTACAAGTGTATCCGTAACTACATCTTGGGTTAGATATTCTTATTCTGTTGCAATTCCGAGCATTTCGGGCAAAACGGTAGGTACAAGCAGTTATGTAGGGCTTGAAGTCCGAATGCCACTTAATGCTACTTTTACACTTGATTTCTCTCAGATCCAGTTGGAAGCAGGTTCTACTACTACTGATTTCCAAACTGCAACTGGCACAATTCAAGGCGAATTAGCGGCTTGCGAAAGATACTATCAAATCACATCTGGTTTCATGGCAACTGGAGAAAGCGCCACAGGCGTTTCAGGCGCTATAAATTTTAGAGTTCAAATGCGAACTGCT